GCAATTATGCAAGCGTGCGATCTCAATGGTAGAGCATCCGAAGCTGGCTAAAAGCTCAACTTGGTCTGGATCTATATCTAGTTTTGGTCTGGCCATAAAAATTCCCTTTGTTCAATAATAGCTAATTAGATTACATCGAACAGCGCCCAGCACTTACGTACCGCACGACGCCAGTAGGTCTTGGCCGATGATTCGGAGATTTCCAGGGCCTCAGCGATCATTGGGAACGTATGTTGCTTGAGTCGCATCTTGAATACTTGGAGTTCTCGCTCAGATAAGCTGTCATATGCTTCGTGGGCTGAGAGTTGCCAATGGCGCATACTAGGTTCAATGAGACCGCTGCGGAATACAGCTAACTTCCTAAAGAATTCGTCTCCGATCTCGATTGACTCTAAGAGTCGTTCGTAATCTGCCTCGGTGATTATTGGCCAATCCATAGATGTTACATTAGTTGTTGCATATAAATATCAGAAAAAATTTTAGGCGCGAGGTTCGTCGCAACGATTTTTGGCTCCTTGTGGACCCGGTTTTGATTGGATATTTGAGCGCATTTTCGGCCAGATTTTTGGGTATGGGTTCGTGCGGTTCGCATAAGTCCCTGGAACCTATGGCCAATCGGTAAAAAATCGGTAGAAAAATCGAAACTTTTTTTACAAAATGTTTTTCCGGTCCGGCCTCTTTGTTCGCACGCGCTCAAAAAAACCTTAACAAATAACCCTATATAATAGTATTTGTAATAATACTTGTAACATATGTAACGATTGATTAAGTTCTATAAATAATAGAAGAGGTTCATTTTGAAAAAACCACTAACAAAAAAACAATTAATAAACAAAATAAAGACACTAGAAGAGATTTACGTTAAAAATGAAGCGTTAAAAATGTATGAAGCCTGTGTATTAAATATAGAATTAATACATAAATATGAATATGATTTAAAACAACTAAAATAGAAGAGGTTCATTTTGTATATAATAGAAATTGAAAAAACGGGCGAAGTGCTGGGCGTGGAATTATTCGTAATAAATCAGGTGTTTATTAATAAGGATAATGAACGCGGAGAAGTGCGCCGCCTGGACTCAACAGTTACTAAAAAAGCAGCCTATAAATTGGCCCGCGAAATTAAAGAAAGCCTATATAATGGAGGACGTTATGAAAGATAATAATAAGAATAAATACCCCAATCAATTATGTTTTAATGACTGGGCCAGCTATAATAGCGGCCGGTTAAATGTTAAATGGTTTAAAGCCGGGACCAAGGCGGCCGACGTTGTAAAGTTTCTAACGCCTCGCAGCCCGTCGCATGATCTGGAAATTTACGTGGCGGATACTTCCCTAAATTGGCCTTCGGAAATAGACAGCCCGCCCGAGATCATTACGGAGAATTTCGGCCTGGACGACGCTTTAAATATTCTTGAGCTATTCGACGCGGCCAGAAATGACGATTTAAAAGCAGCGGCCTATCTATTATATATGGGAATCGCGGAAGAGTTCGAAGAGGCGCTTGGTATGGTTGACGATGTCCATATAATAAAGCATAACCCATACGGCCACGGCAACACCTGGACCGGCAGCACGCCAGAAGAGACGCTTGGTTATTATTGGGCGGAAAATGGACTAATTGAAGTACCGGATCATGTAGAAAGCTACTTTAACTATAAACAACTAGGCCGCGAATTATTACAAGATAATTACACATATTTCGCCGGCGACATTTACAACTACACTAACTAATAAAAGAAAAGAGGATGTTTTGAAAATAAACAAAATAACAAAGACAATAATAAGAGCCCTAACCAGTCCGGACGAATTAAAGCCGGCACTCCAGGGCGTATTAATAGACCCGGATAAAAAACGGGCCGTAGTAACTAATGGCCACGCCCTCATTATGTACCCATTACAAATAGAGGACGGTGAAGAGGTAAGTCGGGCGGTGGTCCCCGTGGATATATTCGCGCCGAATATAAAACAAAGTGAATCGGCGGAATATTGCATTAACGGCCAGGCGGTCCGCCAGGATAGCACCGGGACCCAGGAAGCCGCGTTAATTGATGAAAAATACCCGGACTATGAAAGCGTTATAAAGCCAGATGGCCAGGCATATACAATTACGCTAGATTTTAGCTTGCTTGCAAAGGTGGCCAAGGCTATTCCAGGCGGTGCTAATGAACAAAAGCCGGTCCGGCTGCATATTACGGGACCAACTACGGCCGTAAAGTTCGAGACGACCGATAAATATAAGGGCGACGAAATAAAAGGCCTTATAATGCCAATAAGGGACGACCAAAGCGGGCGCGCGATATATGGCAGGGATGAAAATGGGAACGTCCAGGAATGGAAAAAAGAGGAGGGTGAATAATGACTTATGTAATTATAATTACGTGGTCATGTAGTGACCCGCAAGCATACGGGCCTTATAAGAGCGAAAAGAACGCGCAAATTGCATTAAAGCAAATTAAACGCGAATGGACCGAACGCGATTATTATAAGGGCGAATCTTATATTAAAAAAATGAAAAAATAAAACGCGTTTAAAACAATTTAAGGCCCACGCCGGCCGGGTAGCTCCTGGCATAACGCCCTGGCCTTAATTGCTGCGCAGCCCTGGTCCTGGAGGTTTTAAACCTCTGGGGCTGGGGCTTTTTTATTGCCTATGCTAGATATGCTAAAAAAGATTTTACGGCCGCTAATGGCCATATTTGGGCCTCATTTTCGCGGGTCCGGCGGCCTGGTGGCCCGCTTTACCTCTTTACGGGTTCCAGGGCGCTTATTTGCTTATTTTGTCGCGCTTGGATTAGTTACTCAGATTTTAAACCCTTATTTCTCTTATTCGATATTTTCAATTTGTATTCAGTCCGGGCAGTTAAGAAACAGCGGTCCAGGCCATCAACTTCCAGGTTTTTGGTCCAGCCAATTATTGCGCTACAAAGTAGCTGCCCGCGGCTGGTTTTATAGGCTAAATTACATATTTTATTTAGTTCCGGCCGGCCCAGTTCGCAGCGTGTTAATCGGCCCTTATTTTCGAGGTATTTACGCAGCTTTTTATCCAGCGGGTCCATTATGTCTTTATTCTTTATATTTATAGACCTAGGAATTTTATATTTTGAGTCATAGGATTTTTATATTTCAAGGCCTAGGAATTTTATATTTTGAGGCCTAGGAATTTTATTTTTTCGATTTTGAGCCATATTTTTTATATATTTTGACCTAGGAATTTTATATTTCTGGATCTAGGAATTTTTTACAAAAATGATCAAAAAACGCCTATATTTTAGGATCTAAACATTTTCAAAGTATCAATAGTATCAATAGTATCAATAGTATCAATAGTATCACTCAAAAGCTAAAAAAAGGTGTTTTCCGCGCCCATATAGGTGATATTATGATACTTTGGGGTAGATAGTATCATAGTATCATCTTACACACCCCTAGGGCAAAGTATCAATAGTATCACTCAACTGCGTCATAATCGCTTAAATTCTCTTTTTTAACTAAATATTTACCATGTCCTAATTTTTCGATCACATTCCACTCATTTAGCCTTTTTAGCCATCTTTTTGCCGTAATAATCGATACATTATTAAAATTATCGCTTTCCGCTACAAACGTAGTGAACTCTTGCGTATAAAACTCAGATCCATCCGGCAATCTTATATCTATAAACGATTTAAGCGCCTGGATCTCCATCTTTTCAGCCATATTCGTAAAGTACGCTATCTCGCTCTTAATAATCCCGCGCCTGGTATAAAGCAAGTTATCATCCAGGGTAAGTTTCAGCGGTTTATTATGCAAACTCGACCCACTATACCGGCTCTTGGTCCACTTAAAACATTTGATCGTCTCATCATTCACATTCGCTGCAATTTGCATAACACTATCGGCATTCATCGTTAGCTGCTTACCGCCCTGGATATGATTGATATTTATCGGTTCTGGGACCGAATTCTTATTATGATGGCCCACCAGGATAAAACAGATCTTATATTCATCCGATATCTCACGGATCCTTTTTAATACCGGCCTAAGTTCGCTATTATCGCTAAGATTTCTCTCAGTAGACGTATACATATTATCCACGATCACAACCGCACCTATAGAATCTGGTAGGCGGCAATAATTTTCTATGCCATCCCAACGCTCACTAAAAGCGCCGCCGTCATAGGTTTTATAGAAAAACAGGGACGTATCAACTTGCGCTACATCCTCAGCCATTTTCTGGTATTGCAGCCTAACTCTTCTGGCGTATTCTTCATCGGTTAATTCAAAGTTAAAGATCATAACCTTACGTCTCGCGCCCATCTCAAAGTCTAAAAATCTTTCGCCAGTAACGATACAGAGCGCTAACTGCGAACACAAGATACTCTTACCACTACCCTCAGTACCCGCAAGTACAGTAATACCAGACTTTGGGAGTATGGGTTCGATAGTGAATTCGTGCTTTCCCTCGGATCTATTCATAAGCTCATCTAAACTGATCATCCCGTTAGATGTCTCTTTTATACTAGGGATCTCTTTATTTTGTTTCTCGAGGTCCGTAGCATCCGCTCCCTCTGGCACATTACTATAATCTGGCTTACGCAACCGCATATCTTGCAAATCTTTCTATGAATTTCTCACTAGCCATACGGCCAGCATCATCGTTATCAAAGTACGGGAACAACTCCTCAAATTTATCTACCACCAGTTTGACCAGGTAATTCGGCCAGCGGGCCATTGCTCCATTGTTTAAAGTGATCGCTTGTTTTCCGCTAGATATCAAGCTCACAACATCTTTTTCGCCCTCAGCTATATATAAGGTCTTCTTTGGATCGTATTTATGGACCATATGCCACATCGGGAATATATAAGTATTCGCGTGGCCAGTAACTTGTTTCTGCTTATGCCACTTAATATTGACCAGCTTACCATCCTCATTTAAGTACGGGAATACAAATGTATTATTGGCCCAGCCAATATTCAGCCGCTCAACTGCCGTTTTATTCCAGGGCAGATCATCGACCATAGTATTATAGTTCAACAGCAGCCGGTCCTGGGCCTCACTTACAATACCGATATACTCTTCAGATAGCGGCTCTGGCGACGACCATACCTCCGCCTTAACCTTAGTTCGCTTCATATTAGCCAAATTTGGGAGCTGTTCTCCGACCATTTTCGCAAAAGTGATCGCATTTCCCTTGGTATCGCACCCAAAGCAATGAAACAGGCCATCATCGGTAAAATAAAAACTAGGCGTCTTGTCATCGTGAAACGGGCAAAGACCTACCCAATTCCCAGGCTTACTGGCTTTTTTAATCCTAAATACATATTTAGAGAATAGATTATCGTTATATTCCACAGTAACCCTCCTCGCACATAAATAATTCCTCTTGATCTTCTTGTAGGTATGCTTTATCTATAGGAACTCTCTGGGCGTGTAAATACAGTTTATCTTTTAATCCTTTTTGCGATTTATCTCTAATCGCTTTATCAACTTGTACAACCTTTTCCCATTCTTCTGGATAATTTTGTTTTAATTCTTTCCATTGCCTATTACTGTGAAATGGACAAAATGTACAAGATGATTTTTTTATATTATGGAATGATCGTTCTTCTAAAAATTTTATACAATCACCACGAGTAATTTTATTTTCTATAAGTGGATATTTATAATCAATGTTATAAAGACGAGATTCTTTCATTCTTTGTATTTCATCTAATGATATACCCAGATACATTGTTGTAGGCTTCATACGTTGATGTTTTTTTAAACCGTGTAATTTTCTAACTTCTTGTATAACAACATTAATCTTGTATTCTGCTGTACATTGTCTGCGAACCATACCTTGTGATTCTGTAAA